GCCGCCAGCCTTAACATACTCGTCAAAGAACTCGAATGCATCAGCATTTTGGACTGGGATCCACTGATCTCCTACAACATCGAGCACTTTGTTATCAGATGAACGAACCAAAGCTTTTTTGCCAGTAATAGTGATCTCTTCACCATCTACCAGCGTAGTAATAGGATGACGCTCTACTGACCAATCAAGACCAGCAACCTTCATCATCTCTTGAGGCGTCAGATCGTCAGCTACTTTAACACCAAGACCATGCCAAGGAACTTCACCTGCGTACGCCATTGTTTCAACCATATGTGCCATAATATAATCCCTCCTACAGGATGTTTAACTTAATTTATACAACCATTCTACCAAAAAAAACTAGTATTGTACATAGTTTTTGTGAAATAAATTAAAAATATTTCCTGACTTGAGCTGAACGAACTTACGTCGAGCTCGGTCAAAGAAACGAGGCTTGCTAAAGAAAATCCACTCAGTGGTGCCTGACTTGCAATAGCCTACACACTTACCTGCATCATTCACAGCATAAGTGTGGTTCTTGACGTCATACTCGACCTCAGGCCAATCAGTGATTTCTTTGAATATTCTCATGCACGCAAACCCTCGAGAATGTCTTGCAAACCGTCAGTAGTCTGAAGATTCTGCATGAACTGACGCTTGATACGAGCTCGTGTAGCATTGACAGCAGGATCGATACGATTGTCTACTGATGAAAAAGAGGTAGACTCTTGACTCGTCAGCTGATCGTAGATATTGACGATCGTCTTGGCATGCTTGTGAGCAACCCATATATTACGACCATTGTCAGTACGAACCCAATGAAGTGGCTTCGGATTGCCGATCGAGTCGACGATCTTACGAAGCTGAATGATCATTTGTGGTTGCTTGAAGTCAGGATCAAACGTTTCGACTTCTTCGACTGCAAACGGATCGTTCTTTCGCTTTCTACCCATAATTATACTATTCCTTTTTTCATTCTATCAAGTTTCAGAGATAGATATTCTATCTCGCCGTTTAGATGGTCATACAAAGTAGAACCATACTCACATTCAGCAATTGCTTCTTCTAACTCGTCAATCTCTTTTTGAAGTTCTTCAATGCTCATTACGCTGCCTCCTGCGCGTAGGTGTCTAACCAAGCTCGAAGCTCAGAGAATTTAATAACATCACCGTTTACCATTTCGAAGGCAACACCGTGATGTACTTCTTCGCCATTGTCCAACGCGTCATACGCGGTGAACTCCTTGGCGATTTCAGCACGCATACCAGACATCGGCCGGTTTTCAGTCGTGCGGTTAAAAGAGATACGATCTTCCTTGATCGTACCATAATAAGGTGCGTCCCAATCAGCACAGTGATCAGAAACACGGAAGTCGATATCATCGACAACAGTCTCACCAACGGAGTACTCCTCGAAGTACTCAGACTTGCTAGTGCAAGCGGCCTCAACACGGGCCCACCACTGAGGGTCCATGTTCTCCTCGATGGTGCAGTTGAAAATATAGGTGTTTCCACCCTTCGGCTTCCAGTACTGCGGGCACTCGCCCTCACCGTCCCAATCGTGGGCACCGTAGTTTTCCATGTGTTGAGTCTGAATGATCGCTTTCATAAGTATATCTCCATTTGACAAGAACCATTATACCCTGCTGAGATGGGGTTGTACACCTCTAAGTCTATGATTTTGTTAGCTTTTTTGGGCGCATGCAAGTTATTGATTTTATTAGCCATTTTTTTGACACTTTTTAGACTATTTTTGCATAATAATAACATTTTTTATAACTTTTTCGTATATGCCGTGAGGTGTAAGGGGCCTGTCAATAAATGGACAGGGCTAGGAATCATGGGGTATAAATACTCATGTGGATGAGCCCATTCTACAGTATGCCTATATTGATGTACATAAAATTTTATAGGTAAAAATAACAATGGACAAACTAGACGCAAGCTTAGTAAGAATCTTGTGCGTCGGTATTGGTATTATTTTGTTTGTTTCATTTCTTCCTGCTGTATTAGCCCAAGAAGAGGAAGAAGCGATTGATCCAAATTTGATAAGAACTGAGTCGACAACTACAAGTACAATTACAACTAACGGTAATACAACGACTACATTGAAGTCTCCACCTGCATCGGCTATTACGCCGACTATTAATACATCAAACTCAGATCTTTGTACGTTTGGTGTGGCTGGAGCAGTTCAAACACAAATTCTCGGTATTTCTACAGGTACGCAATTTACTGATGAGAACTGTGAACGACTGAAGAATGCCAAAACGCTATATGATATGGGTATGAAAGTGGCAGCAGTGTCACTCATGTGTACTGACGAAAGAGTATTCAATGCAATGATGAATGCTGGTACACCATGTCCATACGACGGACTCATAGGTCCTGAAGCTAAGGCTGCGTGGCTTGCCGAAGGTAAGACAGTAGAACCAGGCGAAAAAAAAGATGAGGGAATAGATGACACTACGAAGAATACAGCAATGGCTGGTGGCGGTCTCGCTGGCTTGCTCGCCCTCTTACTCCTACTCTGAACAAGTATTTGGTCAAACGACCAATGCGGCACAGAACGGATATAATTGGGTGATGAGTAATCTCTTGCCTCAACAAGCAGGATTGCAAGTCAATCAAGTTTTGTATCGTTATACAACTGTCAAGAATCCTGAGGATCCATTGTTGGTGACGGTACAAAACGAAAATGCAGTCGACGGTGGCTATATCTTTCGAGAAACCGACGACTGGACGGGATTACCCGGTAATTCTATCTTCAAAGTAGTCGGAGTTGGTGGAATTCCTATCGATTATTGGGGAGATGGAGAAATAACATGGGAGGGTGACGGTAAAGTTACTGACCCATCAGTGATTTACACCTATCAGTATGATACATGTTTTGATCCACAATCGGATCCATCATGTCCTGATTATAAGGTAGAAATACCTGATATACCATCGGTTGAAGTTGTAGATCCGCTCGACGATACGTTTGTGCAAGACGAGATCGACAGAGAGATGACTATGCGTGATGAAGACGAGGAAGAACGTGAGCGACAAAGGATGTCTGATGAGGAAGAAGACGATGAAGAAGAGGTTGATCTTGAGACAGTTTTAGGTATAGCGAATAGATCGTTGCAGAATGCTCAAGATACTGCGAAGCATAATCAAGTAATGGCATTAGCAAATTTTTCTAGTCAATACTATGAACAATTACCTGATACTGTTTATAATGAAACAATTCAACTCAAAGATGCTGCGTTGCCTAAAAATAATCGGGGACGTAGATTGCAATTTGCACAAGACTTACTTCATGATAAATTAGTCAAATCACAATATAAAGGAGAACGTTAATGTTCAAGAAAATTTTGGCTGCAGCAATTGCGGTATCAGCAATGAGTGTACAAGCACTCGATGCTCCTATCGTGGGCAATGTCGAATCTAAGTGTGTAGTAACTCTCGATAAGCAGGGTGTTTACGGTAACCCATCAGCTAGTATCCTATCAACTGATGCTGCTGACGGAGGTGTTGAGCCTGTTGTACGTTACGATGTAGTTATCGCTGACGCTTATAAGGCTGTTATCACTCATCCTTCTTCATTCTCACAAAGTCCTGCACTTTCAGATACTGTTGCATGGACCGGTTCTACTGCTGTAGAAGCTGTGTCTGACGCTCAGATGTCTGCATATGACACGAGTAAAATCGAATATGATTCTACTACTGAAGTAGATCTCGAATTTACTGGTAGCACTTGGTTTAAGGTTAGTTCAGAAGCCGATTACGGCGTTAGCAAAGCACTTCCTGGTGGTACATACACCGCGATTGTACAGGCTAACTGTATAGCGATCTAAAATCATGCGCTATATTATGTGCTTATTGTTAGTCCTGAGTGGGCCCGTTGCGGCCCATTCATGGACTCCAACCTACCCAGATCTCGAACCCTCATATGTCGATGGAATTTACGTAGCTGAAATGGAGCTATGGAATTCTCGTGCTGATGTTAACTACTATACTTTCGAAGTATTTGATGACGAATGGTCTCATGTTCCATGGGCAACTCAAGAAAGAAATGTCCCTATTAAATATTTAGAAAGAAAGAAGATAAATATATACATAAGACAGGGTGATTTGCCTCGTGTAAGATATATTTGTTCTCGATCTTTACACGTAAAATCGAATGAGACGGCGAGTTTGGTTTCTTCTAGGATATGTTCTAAAGTAAAATGAAAAGATTATTGACATTGCTGATACTATTTCCATGCTTTGCTTATGCTCAGTCGAATGGTATCAACCTGGCTATACCGAATTCTCCACAGAGTTTTCAGCAAGACAGAATAAGAGCTGGTGATCTAGAATGTTCAGCAGCAATTGGTTCATCTACAAATGTAGAATTTGGTGTTGTTGGCATACTGAACCAAAACGATCCGTATTATAATAATTTGGATCCGATGTATAATTTCCAACAAGATGATTTTATGAGAGATATAGGTGTATACGGTAGAATTACTATTCCTATCGGCGCGCCAAAAGAAAGACTCAATTGTAATGTATTATATAAACTCGAGTTAGAAAAGAAACGACTCGAAGTACTGAAGTTACAACGCGAGATACAAAACCTTCGGAACTTACAGTTTGAAGCTCCGACGGCCCCGAGCGTAATGGCAGGTAATACAGATAAGGAATAATCATAATGGTAGAAATAGCAGCCGCGTTGTCGATGGCTGGTTCTGCTTTTAATATGATTAAAGGAGCGATTGAGAAAGGACAAGAAGTCCAGGATATGTACGATGTTTTTGCAAAATTCTTTGATGCGAAGGAACAACTAGCAGAAGCCAATCAACATGCAACAAACCCATCAATGGTGGGCAAATTATTTGGTGGTAGCAGTGTAGAGGCGCAAGCACTACAAGTTACCGCAGCTCGTCATAAAATAAAACAATTAGAAAAAGAACTTTACGAATTTCTTCTTTATACTGGTCAACAACAGTTTTATGAAGATATGATGAAAGAGCGCAGACTTATTCGTCAGCAAAGAATTATAGCTGCAGAGAAGGCAGCCCGTAAAAAAGCATTTTATATTGACGTAACAGCAATAGCTGGCTTTTTTATATTTTGTGGTGTGTTAATTGCCGGCTTTATAAGCATACTATGATCAAGTCTGAGATTACAGATACCGGATATATCAGATATATTGTATATGATACAAACAAAAGAGTTTTACTTATCACTTACGATAGAAACTTAGCAAAGGAAACATGGGAAAATGGCAGAGTTCGAATTTGCTGGAATGACATTTAAGGGCGGCAAGATGTTTGTCGTTCTAACTGCACTCTCTACTCTCGGTGGCGGTGCGTGGGGCGCGTTTGAATTTTATAATGATTACCGTAATATGAAGGAGACGATTGAATCCTACGTCGCCCCTGACATGTCTGGTATAGAGCAAGAGTTAGCAGTACAATCAGAATCTATGGCTTCAATCGTTTCTGTAATAGATCAGCTAGAAAAAAAGTTAGATTTAGTAGAAGATAGACTGACCGAAGATATGGATAAGGTCGAATCTCTTGCAAGACGAGTAGATGATCAGACTAATACTACACAGCGCGAGCTGCGCGATGATGTATATGATATTGAGTCTAAAGTAAACGAGCGTATGAGGACACTCGACGAAGATTTACGTCAGACTAGAAAGGATCTCGAAGAAAAGATTCAGGTTATACTAGATAATCCGCTGAATAATTAAACAAAAGGTGGGCCGACAAACCAACACACAAGGGATTTACGGTTGCCAGTTTCTAACTTAGATACTCGATGATAACAATCTGAAGAAAAAATAATCGCATTTCCCTTTTTGCAATCTGCAATTCCTGGTCCATATCGATTTACTCTCATATACAATTCTGATGGTGGTCTATCATAAGTATTTTCTATTTCGAAATAACCTCCAGTCCACTCTGAAGGATCGTTTAGAAAAATAGTCATACTCATCTTACGTACTTTACCTGCCCATCGATGAGGATTTCCATTTGAATCTAGTTCAGGGTATGGATCGCGATGACAATCGATATGCCAATCGTACCATTCTCCTCTCTTTGTATATTCGGTATATTGAAAATTTTCGCGGTCGTCGATTATCCAGTGATCCAGTTTCATAATCTCTTTGACACCGTTAAATTGCTGATCTACAATTTGATATATTTGGCCTACTTCATCTGTAATACCGGCTTTCTCTGCATTCTCTTCGGTGAACCAAATAACATCACATAAGCGTGAATCCTTATGCACACTGTTTTCATAGTCACGAAGAGATCCACGCTGTCTTTTCATTTTTTCAGCTAATTCAATGATCTCATCACATTGATCTTCGGTCAAAAAATTTCTTGACATGGCCCATTTACTTGGATGCATTAAAAGTCCTTTAGTTTACCTTTATGATATAGATCAAAAAATTTACGGGTCATAGGTTGCCAATCTTCGAGAGGTTCGTCGAATACAAGTGCACCTTCTCCGCCACCAACAGCCATTAGAATTACGATACGTTCAATATCCATATCATAGTGTTCTTTGACCATTGTAGCATACGCAGCACCTTGCATAAAGTACGATTTAATCTCGTCTTTAGATTTCCAGCGTTTAGATGTTTTGAAGTCTAGAACTGTATTCTTACCAGAATAACGACAAATAAGATCAGCTGTACCTGCCGTTTTGAGTTCGTCCGAATACATTTGCAGTTCGACCCCGTAGATCTCGTCCACGTTCTGATCGAGCATAGGCTGGATGGTTCTGAAAGTGTTTAGCGCAATCGGATTCACGTCTTCTTTCATCTGATTCAGAATATAGTCCTCTGCAATTTGGTGCACTGCAGTACCTGCGCGTGATGCCTGTGTTGAGATCTTGTTTGCAGTCTCTGCGCCCACACGTTTTCGCCATTCCCATATCTTCTTCCTCGATAATGCGCCAAGGGCTGACGTTACTGATGGATACTTTTCTCCACTTTCAGTAACGTACAGCCGCTTGCCGTCCTCGTTGATTCGTTTTAGGGTTTTTGGTTCAAATAATTTAAGCGCAAAGCCCGAGTTCTTCTCTTGCAATGATATACTCCTTCACCAGACACGATCTAACGATGTCGTTAGAATGGAATTCAATATGTTCGAATCCGTTCAGTCTGTCGATAATCTTCATAAAATCTAAGAGACCTTGTCTCTCCTGTTGTTTGGTCAAATCACTTTGGCGGAAATCGCCGCAAAAGATGAGTCGTGCGTTTTCACCGATTCGTGTAATAAGCGAATCTAGTTCATGAAAATTCATGTTGTTAACTTCGTCTACTATTACAATAGTATTATCCATTGTACAACCTCTGACGAAAGAAGTACACATAAATTTTACGAGGTCTTTTTCTTTCAGGATATCGTATGCGTCACCACGTCGAAACAACTCGTTACAGATTGCTCGATAAGGTTCTTCATATACTGATAGCTTTTCGTCTTCATTGCCCGGAAGGAAGCCGATATCTCTGGTTGGTACCGCGGAACGTACAACTGTAATGTCATAGTACTCGCAGTCGGGGTTATTGAAAAGTTCGGACAGTGCCAAATAAAAAGAAATAAATGTTTTACCTGTACCTGCCATTCCATGAAGTAGTAAGTGGTCTCCTGAGTCGAATGCATCAAACGTCAGTTGTTGTGCAAAAGTTTTCGGAAAGATTGGCTGAAGCTTCATGCCTCTCTGTGGTACGTGTTCGTTCGAATCTAAAATACCGTTCTTTCTCAGCGAACGACGCTGTCTCTTCGAAAGTGCCATATAACCTACTCTGTTTTTGTTATTATACTTACGGGTTAGAATGTTTCGATTGTGCTGCCCCTCCCTGAGGCTTTCTTGATTGATTTGAGAACATCACGAAAGCCAGCGTCAGGTCTTTGATTGACGCCAGTAACAATGCTTGTCTTATTCGTTGTAATAACGCGGGTGAGATGCGGGTGCCTGGAAGTGAAATCATCCATTTCGGAGATTTTGTGTATATGGTCTTCGTATTCACCAGACTCAGAATTTAAATACGTATATGTAGGCATGTTTTATTTATAATCTTCAACTTCCAACAAGGCTTCCAGATCGTTAGATCTAAGAACATTTTTTAAATATTTTTCTTCTTTGTGTTCACGATACTCATGGATGAATTCTTTTTTACCACCGTCTTCAAACTTACGTTCTTCTTTACGATAATTACTTTCTCGTTTTGACTTACTCATACTTGAACCTACCTGGAAATGCTTCCTCTACTAACTTAGATGTAATGCCTTTATATGGCAATTTCTTCTCTTTGACACCAAGCATTAGCTTAGCATCTTCGGGATGAATACTCTCTAACATCTCAATGAATATACGTTCACGTTTGATGTTATGAATCTGAGCGCTGCGTTGATTCTTAGTAAAGATATACAGCTTACGAACTTCTTGATATAGTCCGCCTGTATTATCAATCATATCTTCTGGAGAATTAAATGGAGGTGCGCCTTCAGGTAACTCAAAGATTATCCGTACATCACATACTGCTTCTAAGATTTGCATGAAAGCATTATTGCCCTCGTATTCTTGAAGTTTAGCGATCTTATTCTTTCTGCCTGTTGTTTTTTCAACTTCTTTAAAGATATCACTGATTAATTTTATTGCCATTTTAAAACTCCGATATGCATTCGGTTAGGTTTTTGAGTTTGTATTTGATAAAATAGTTAAACAATTTTGCACGAGTCTTGTTACTTTGTTCAGATAGTTGTTGCAACGTTTCTTGCTTGATTTCTGAAGGTACACGATCTAGATCGATCATCATACTATTACGATGATAATTGTGTAGTAAATCTTCAGGAACTTCTTTGAGCAATTCATCCATACGTTTTGCTCGTAGCGGCTTCTGTCGTGCATTGGCCACGAACGTATCATCAGAACTCAACACATTAGGAATACCATCGCCTGTATCACCTTTGATGATGTGTTCTTTAAGAAAAAGTTCAGGATCATTACATTTAATAAAACGCTTACGCACAGGATCGAACTGTTTGACGTTTGCATACTTCTGCAATTGTTGGAAGTCTTTGTCACCTGATAGGATAAGAATTGGTTCACCGCCGAGTTCGCGACCATGTTCATGACACAGTGTAGCAATCACATCATCAGCTTCAGCATGTTCTACTCGAACAGTAGGATAAGGGAAGAACTCGGCAAGCTCATCGCGGACCATGTTTAGCACACGAAAAATCTCATTCCAATCTAGTCCGGAATCTTGACGATTCTTCTTACGATTTGCTTTATAGTACGGAAAAAACTGTTTGCGCCAGTTAGACGTAGCATCGCATGCGATGACTAGCTCGCCGAATTCTTGTTCGAACTTGACTTTGTTTGAGCGAATTGAGTTGAGGATCATATGCCGTAGCAAATCCTCGTTAACTTGAACATTCTTTGGGCCACTGACCATAAGGTTGGCAAGGGCTACTTGGTTGTAATCTAAAATAATCACTGTTAAACTCCACTTATTTACTAGTATATTCTACCAAATAAAAGTGGTCTTGTAAACCTAAAAATCAAATTCTAATTGAGATGTGTTATTGCAGAACATTGGACTATAAAGAGAATGAGAAAAATCTTGAATAGGATGATATACATCATTCATTTTATATATTAGAGATTTCATAGTCTCATATAAAAATGAAATATCAGTTATAAAATTCTCATTAGATATATCATATGAAGATGCATGCATTCCTGATAAAAGTTCGCTCAAAAATTCTTCTGTTTCTATTTCTGCAGATTCAAATACAGAATAGTTAGCAAAACCATCTGCTATAGCCATCTGTTCATATCTGCGATCTAATGGAAATTCTATTACTTTACCCATAATAGTATTTATATTATGTAGTACTGTAACTAAAAATCTCCGGCGGCGGATCAGGAATAGAACGATCTGTTATAGCTAATTTAAGTGATTTTAGTAAAGCTTCCCATTCAGATTTTCGATTAGTCCAGCTATAAAAAGTATCAGTGTATATTTTTGATGGCTGTGTGTTCAAATACATATCGTTAAAATTTTCAATGGTAATATCTAACATATTATAACACGCAGCAGCGTGTGCTGTTGGTTTTTCATTGTATTGATACATATTTGTCCAATGAGAAGCAGTTTCGAAAATACCTCCATAATTCGAATGCACACAAAGATTTCTTGCCGACATAGCTTCGAGTAAACATAAACAAGATGTTTCTTGCCATGTAGTAGGATATGCAAGAAACATCTTGTTTA